GAGAAGGCGAACACGCGCGGAGTTACGCGTGTGGAGTGGAGCAACGGCGTGTATAAGGACAGGCTTTACTTGTATGCGCTGAAAGGTAAAGGCCCGCTATTTGAAATCCCTGCCGACGCAGGGCCTGACTTGGTTGCCGAGCTGCAGGACGAACGCCGGGAGCCAGAGAAAAACGCGCGCGGCTCTACCGTCTGGAAATGGCGCGACTCAGGAAACAATCACTGGGGAGACTGCGCTTTGATGGCGTTTGTGGCGATGGACGTTTCGGCGTTTAGTCGGGGGACGGATTCTGGGCTAGACAATAAGAAGGACTGATGCTAGTCATTAGCATCAATGGCGACTGGCATTTTTGCAGACTTCACCGAGGCCGAGGTTTTAGCCATCCGCGCGCAAGCGAAAACGCTGGTGACGGAGGGCAAGACCTTGATGACGTGGGGCAGCGGCAACACTACGACGGGCAAGCAATTTGTCATGCCAGTCAAGGAAGTTTTGGAGGAGTGCCGTTACGCCTTGCGGAAAATTGACCCGGCGCAATACGGCGCGCTGGTGACCAAGGCCCGATGCAATTTCAACTCGGCATTCAACCCGTGAGCGCGAAACCCTTTCGGATTCTTGACCAATACGGCAAGCCGTTTCAAGCGCGGGGAAACTCGCTTTATGACGCGGCCAAGCCGGACAATACGCGGCCCTACATGCCCCGCGTTGCGCGCGATTACAACGCGACGGCGGCGGCGGGGCAACGTGAACTCACCAGCCTTGGGCGCTACCTGTTTGCGAACGTCGCACAGTTGCAAAATGCAATCGTGACGCTGGCCAACGTGAGCATTGGCAACGGGTTCATTCCGCAATACTACGGGCGTCCGCAAGGCGATTGGGGAAACCGCGCAGAGGAGTTGCTTTACGAGTGGCACAAAATTTGTGTGATTTCAGGCGGGGCATTCGACTGGCGCAATGCTTTGCGCGTCGCGCTCGTGTCCATCATCCGCGACGGCGATACGGGCGTGCTGCTGACTTCAAGCGAGTCGGCGGACTATCCGCAGATTCAACTGATTTCATCGCATCGCATCGGCGCTTATGGCGAGGCGACTGAAATCACTGAGGGCGAGTTTGCCGGAAACCTTCTTTGCAACGGCGCAATCCTGAATCCGTGGGGCCGCACGGTTGGCTGGCGTGTTTATGGGCCGGATGGTTCTGACTTCCGCGATTATTCGTCCGCAGACCTCGCCGTTTATTATCGTCCAGACTTCAGCGACCAGACGCGCGGCGTGTCGCAAATAGCGGCGGGTATTCGTGACTGGCAGGACCGCAAGCAGGCGTTTGAATTCCTGCGGCTGGCTTTGAAAAAGGAGGCCAGCTACGCCGTGGTTGAGCACACGGAAGAAGGCCGCATTGACCCGGACGCGGAGGACATAACCTCGACCGCAACGGACACGGGGACACTTTACGAGGAGCGCGTTGACGGCGGCAGCGTCCGCGTATTTCGGTCCAACAGCGGGAGCAAAATTGAATTCCCCGAATCCAGCCGGCCATCGGCAAACTCTCAGGAGTTTTGGGAGCGGGTGACGCGCGACGGGCTGGCCGCGATTAACTGGCCTTACGAACTGACGGTGAACGCTTCCAAGATTGGCGGCGCATCGCTGCGGATGGTGATGGAAGTCGCGCACCGGACCATTGGCGAATACCAGATGATCGCGCAAAAGATGGCCGCGCGCATTGATGCTTGGCGGATTGCGAAGGCGATTCAATCGGGTGAACTCCCACCAAATCCTGACTGGTGGAAAATCGCGCACTCCGCGCCGGCCGAACTCACTGCGGACCGTGGCTGGTCCTCGCAGGTTGACCGTGAGGAATACAAGCTGGGCTTCGTGACATTGAAAGACGTTGCCGCGCGCCGTGGCAAATGGTGGGAAGAGGAGCGCGACCAAGCCGAGGCCGAAACGGATGACCTGCTTATGCGCGGGCGCAGGCTGGCTGATAATCATGGCATCACGATTGAAGCCGCGCTTTCATTGTTGCAACAGCGCAGCGCGAATCCTCCCGCGATGATGACGGAAGACGACAGCGCGGACGAAACCAATACCGACGATGAAAGCACTACTTGAATCACAAGACCTGCTATTGATTGACCCGCGCCGATGGTCCGCGCGCATTGCCACGCTTGCCGAGATTTCGCCGGGCGCGCCGGGCGCAATGGGTTTCGAGGATGACGACGGCAACGAATGCGACTGCTACGGCGACCCGATTCCGCAGATGACCGTTGACGCGGACGGAATCGCCACGGTGCCAGTGCGCGGCACGATTCAAACCGGGCTGCCGTCCATCGCGTCGGCGTTTGGTTTTGTGGACACCGCAAAGATTCGCCGGGACATGGAAACCGCACTGGCCGATTCCAACGTGAAAGCGATTCTGTTGGACTTCGATTCGCCCGGCGGATTCGTGAGCGGCACGCCGGAGCTTGGCGCGTTCATCGCGGAAGCCGCGAAGCGCAAGCCCGTTTATTCGTTCACGTCTGGCATGTGCTGTTCTGCGGCCTACTGGCTTGCCGCGCCGTCCCGCGCGATTTTCGCAACGACCAGCGCAGAGGTTGGCAGCATCGGCGTCTATGTCGCGCATGAAGACATGAGCGCGCTTGCCGCCGCGATGGGAATCGTGGTGAAGGTTTTCCGCTCTGGAAAATTCAAGGGCGCAGGCGTGCCGGGAACGTCTTTGAGCGAGGATCAATCCGCTTCCATTCAGCAGCGCATTTCCAGCCTCGCCGCCGTGTTCAAGGGATTTGTGTTGGAGCATCGCCCCGGCATCGCAGAGGCCGCAATGGAAGGCCAGACGTTCATGGGCTACGAGGCCGGGCGTGAGTCACTGACGGACGCGCTCGTTGCGGATATTGGTGAAGCGAAAAAAATGTTGCTCGCGGACTTGACGTAGTAGCTGGCCTAATGTAAAGAGAAGCAAAACTTATGACAGCACTCCAAGAGCTTACCAACCTCCGCGCGGAAAATGCCTCGTTGAAGGCTGCCGCGTCCGCCTTGCCGGACATTGCCGCACTCACTGCCGCACGCGATTCGCTGACTGCCGCGAACGCGACGTTGACCACTGAACGCGACGCGCTCGCCGTGAAGCTGGCCGACGCCGAGAAGGCCAACAAGGATTTCGCCGCCGCCGTTGAAACCAAGGCCGCAGAGGTGGCCGTTCAGCAGCTCGCCGCCGTCGGCGCTGAACCTGCGAAGGCCGCTCCCGCTCCCGCCTCTGTGAATATCCTCGCCGCGTTGGACGCCGAGAAAGACCCGGCCAAGCGCGCCAAGATGTTCAAAGAAAACCGCGCCGCGATTCGCGCCGAGTTCAACCGCACTCACCAGAACTGATTTCAGTAGCAACCCCAAAACAAAAACATCATGGCCACCTACACCAACCTCGACGACGAGATTATCAGCCAGAGCGCGCTGGAATCTTTCGTGAAAATCCTCGCGCCCTTCCGCGCGTTCTCCACCAACTTCTCGGCTGCGCCCGGCACGCGCGGCGCAAACGTGCTCGTGCCCCTCGTGTCTGGCCTGACCGCCACCACATTCGGCGGCAGTTACGCCGTTTCCGGTGGCACCAAGTCCGTCGTGACGATTTCACTGAGCCAGCACAAGATTGTGCATATCGGCCAAGACGACATCACCGCCGCGAACAGCTCCGCCAGCTCACTGGAGTCTTTTGGCCGGCAACAGGGCGCTGCGCTCGCGTTGCTTGTGTTGCAGGACGTTCTATCGCTGGTGACTACGGCGAACTTCTCGCTTGCAACCGCCGTTGCTTCGACCGCGATGGACGTGCCGCAGTTGCGCAAGGCGCGGCTTGACCTGAACCAAAACGACGTGCCCGCCGAGCCGCGTTCGATGCTGATTGACTGCACGCCCTACGACGCGCTGCTGGGCGTGACGAACTTTGTTCAGGCGCACATGTTCCGCGATAACAACGTGCTCGCCGACGGCAAGGTGATGCGCGCGGCTGGGTTCAACTTCTACGAACTCAACAACCTGTTTGCGTCCGGCGCGAGCGTGATGGCCTTTGCGGCCCACCCGAACGCCATCGCGGTTGCGATGCGCTACTTGCAGCCGCAAGACCCGTCCGCCTACGAGTCCGCCTACGCCGTGACCGACCCCGAGACGGGCATCACGCTCGGACTGCGGAAGCACTACGATGCCAATACCGGCACGCGCTACCTGAACATGGAGTGCAACTACGGTTACTCCAAGGGCCTGACCACGGCTGGCCGCGTCATCAAGCGCACTGACTAATCGAGGCGCGCACCAACGGCGGGAGGCGACCCCTCCCGCCTTTTTCTTATGGCCAACCAAACAAACGGCGGCGCGTATTTCGCGGGCAACCTGCGATGCGACACGCTCAACGGCGTTGAGCTTTACGTTGCGAAGTTGTCGCAATCCGGCACGGATGCTCCGACGGCCACGGTTTTCCGAAACGACCTCGACGGGACCGTGGTTTGGGCGCGCGCGAGTGAGGGCACCTACACTGCCACCTTGACAGGCGCATTCCTCGCGACTACTTACGTCAGCGTGACGCCCGGAATTGAATCATCGCACACGGCGACGCGGACCAGCGCGAACGTCATCACGCTGACGACATGCGACCCGCACGGCGCGCACGCGCTTGCGGATGATTTGCTTGAAGGGACGTTTGTAGAAATCAGAGTTTACAACTGAGCCAACATCTAACTTGCCGAGCGTGTGAGTCCGCCCGGCGAAGTTTTCCGAAACGCGCTAGGACAGCCGTGGAGACTCACCTCCACGGCTGAATTTTTTATGAGCAACAAGATTAGCCTCTGCATGATTGTCGGCAACGTTTCCGAATACATCGAACGATGCCTGCGAAGTTTCGCGCCCGTGGCGGATGAAATCGTTTTGGTGCGCGCGATTGGTGCGGCGAAACCGGATGACACGCAGGCCATCGCCATGCGCGTCTGCCGCGAGCTTGGCAAGCCGCTCGTTTGGGCTGATTACAAGAACAAACCAGAGCACGCCGACTGGCCGCATGTGGACAACTTCGCGGCGGCGCGGCAGATGAGCTTTGACCTCGCCTCGAATGACTACTGTTTCTGGTGCGATTCTGACGACACGCTCGAAAGCGGCGCGGAATTTGTGCGCGAACACGCGGCAGCGGCGAAATTTGACGCCTACGTTTTCCCTTACAAAATCAGCACGCTAGGTGTAAGCATCCCGCGCGAACGGTTGGTGAACAGGCGGGCGGGCCGCTGGCAATATCCGGTGCATGAATGTTTCACGTTTAACGTGGAACCTGTCAGCGGACCGCATGATGACCGCGTGGTGATTTTACACGCGCCGCTGATGACGAAAACCGGCAGCAATGAGCGCAACCTGCGGATTCTGCGGAGCATTCCCGACGATGAAATGCACCCCGGCTTGCTTTACCATTTGCACGGCGAGCTTCAGGGGATCGGCGACATCGAGGGCAGCATCAAGGCCGCGATGCGCGCCTTTGAAGACCCGCGACTTGGCCGGCCAGAGCGTTACGAGATGTTGCTCAACATCGCCCGCATGACGACGGACCCAGCGCAACGCGAAACACTGTTGCACGAGGCTTACAAAACCGACCCGACGCGGCGCGAGGCGCTTGGTTCGTTGTCTGGCAATGCGCTGGATTTCGGCAAGCCGGACCTTGCGCTTGCCTACGCGCAACAGATGCGAGCCACGCCCCCGCCGCGTCATACGGATTGGAACAATCGGAAGCATTTTTACGGCTACGTTGGCACAGATATTTACTGCCAAGCGTTGCGCGCGAATGGCATGACGATGGAAGCGGAAGCCATCCGACGTGATGCCTTGATGCGGGCTGGCGGCTGCAAGATTTCGCTGTTGCACGCGACGCGGGGGCGGCCACAGGGCGCTGTTATTGCCCGCAAGCTCTGGTATGACCTCGCGGACCATCCTGACGAAATCGAGCACATCTTCGCGTTTGACAACGACGACGCGGAAAGCCACTGCCTGCGCCGGTTTCACCACGTCGAATTGCAACCGGGCGGCGGCTGCGTGGCGGCGTGGAATGCGGCGGCAGCTGCTTCACTCGGCCAAGTTTTGATTCAACTCTCCGACGATTGGACGCCGGTTCAAGGATGGGACACGCTGATTCTGAATCGGCTTGGCGACCTGAAACAGCCGCGCGTGTTGGCAATATCTGACGGGCACAGAAACGACGACCTGCTCTGCATGGCGATTTGCACGCGGGCGTATTACGGGCAGGACTGTTTCTTGTTTCACCCTGAGTTCACGGGCGTGTATTCGGACAACTGGTTCACTGAGCTTGCCTACGCACGCGGGCAGGTTATTCAGGCGCGCGACATCGTGTTTGACCATCGCCACCCGATATTCACCGGCAAGCCGATGGACGCCACCCACGCGGCACAGAACGCGCCCGAACGCTACGTGCAAGGCAAGGCGGTTTTGGAAAAACTGCGTGCGGCGGTGGACTGGTCGAGTGTGCCGGGTTTTTTCAACTTCCCTGAGTTTTACGACAAAATTGCCGCGCGGATGAATGATGGCGACGCGCTGGCAGAAGTCGGCGTGTGGTTTGGCCGCTCCGTGATTTACTTGGCGCAAGCCTGCAAGCGCGCCGGGAAGCGGGTGAAAATCTACGCGGTGGACACGTTCAAGGGCGAAGACGCGGCGATTGTGGCGCGGCACAACGGCAGCGTGCGGCGGGCATTTGAGGCCAACCTTCAACGGTGCGGCGTGGCGGACATGGTCGAGGCTGTCGAATCTGACAGCGCGGCGGCGGCGGCACTCGTGCCCGACGGATTGGCGTTCGCCTTCATTGACGCCGCGCATGATTACGAGAGCGTGAAGCGGGACTTGGCCGCTTGGATTCCAAAGGTGAAGCCGGGCGGCATGATTGCCGGCCACGATTCCCAGCATGAGCCGGTGATGCGCGCCGTTATTGAGGCGCTGCCGAATGCGAAGCAAGCTGGTTGGATTTGGTTTAACGAACTATGAAACCCCTATTGTCAATCCTCACCCCCGGCGTCCCGTCGCGCTGGCCACAAATCGAAGCCCTTCACGCGGAGCTTGCGCGGCAGATTGGTGACTTGCCTGTCGAGCACCTGATTC